CAATGGAAGTGTAATGGAGTTCTTTTCAGCAGATGATTCATCTAAACTCAGAGGAGCAAGGCGTGACGTCCTTTATATCAACGAGTGCAACAACGTGAGCTTCGAATCTTACAATGAGCTTTCCATCCGTACAAAGAAAGAGATATTCCTTGACTTTAATCCTGCCAATGAGTTTTGGGTACACACTGAACTGAAAGACGAACCTGATTCAGATTTCATTATTTTAACCTACAAGGACAACGAAGCACTTGATGAATCCATAGTAAGCCAAATTGAAAAGAACCGTGAGAAAGCAGCAACGAGTTCCTATTGGGCGAATTGGTGGAGAGTATATGGACTTGGAGAAATTGGAAGCCTGGAAGGAGTTATCTTCAACAACTGGAAAACAATTGACACCATACCAACCGAAGCTAAGTTACTTGGAATTGGACTTGACTTTGGATATACGAATGACCCGACATCTGCGATTGAAGTCTACAATTGGAATGGCAAACGAATAGTAAACGAAATCTGTTACCGTACAGGAATGGTAAACTCTGACATCGCAAAGGTGCTACCTAATCACGTTACCATTTATGCGGATTCATCAGAACCGAAATCAATTGAAGAGATTCGAAGGTTCGGCAAAATGATTAAAGGCGTAACAAAGGGAACTGACTCAATCAGGTTTGGAATTGACATCATGCAACGTCAGGAATACTTAGTGACATCTCAAAGCACGAACCTAATCAAAGAGCTTAGGAGTTATTGCTGGTCACTAAAGAAAGACGGTGACAAAACAAACGTACCCATTGATCACTTCAATCACGCTATAGATGCACTCAGATACCACGAGATGGAAACCTTAGGATTAAAAAAGAACTATGGACAATACAACATCCGATGACCTTCCTATGCTTAAAGCAGTAGTGGAGGATTACATCTACAAACGTACAGGAAAACGAATAAAGATTATCTTTGATGAGCCTATGAAAATGCGTTTACATTTCAAGATGCTATGCGCTGCCTATGATATGATTCGTGTACAACAAAACACTAAATAAATCGTTTAAATATTATGAAGTTAGAAATTAACGTTCCATCAAGCCTAAGTGAAATTCCATTAAAGAATTATCAGGAGTTCCTAAAAGTTCAATTAGAATCCAATGATGAGGAATTTGTAGCTCAAAAGATGATTGAGATATTCTGCGGACTACAACTGAAAGACGTTGCTAAATTAAAGTTAACATCTTTGAATGAGTTGATAGTTCACTTCACAAAGTTATTCTCTGAGAAGCCAGCATTTCAAAACAGATTCAAGATTAAAGCAAACGAAACTGAAATTGAATTCGGATTCATTCCTGAATTAGAAGCAATCTCTTTTGGTGAATACGTTGATTTAGAATCTCACCTTACAAGTTGGGAAGATTACCACAAAGCAATGGCAGTAATGTATCGCCCGATTGCAAAAACACGAAAGGATAAGTACGACATTATACCGTACGAACCGAATGTTGACTTCCAAGATTTGATGAAGTTCGCACCATTGGATGTGGTGATTGCAAGTAGTGTTTTTTTTTGGAGTTTAGGAAACGAGTTATTGCAGGCTACCCTGAATTATTTGGAGAAGGAGATGAAGACGAACAAGGACTTGCAAACGACTTTTCAGAAACAACTCAATTTGCCAAGCGATGGGGATGGTATCAGTCAATATATGGACTTGCTAAAGGGGACGTTACACGATTTGACGAAGTTACAGAACTTAGACTTACTAAATGTCTCACCTATCTCGTCTTTGAAAAGCAAAAAAACGAAATCGAACGCAGACAATTTGAACGTAATTTAAAACGATGACAGGATACTACACAATATTAGACAAACTTAAAACTCACTTCGATGCAGACCCTATCGTGAACACGGTAACACAGGGTGACATCTTTCAAGTGGATTTAAACAAGCAGACTATTTTTCCATTAACTCACATAATGGTGAATAGTTCAACGCTTACTCCTAATACACAAACATTCAACGTGTCTATTCTTGCGATGGATATTGTTGATATCTCCAAAGTTGAGGTGACTGATTTATTCCAAGAGAACAACAACGAACTTGATGTACTAAATACTCAGCACGCAGTTTTAAATCGTGCATATCAGCAGATGTTACACGGTAACCTATGGGATAGTTTATTTGTGATTGAGGACAATCCAAGTTTAGAACCATTCACAGAACGCTTTGAGAACTATTTGGCTGGATGGACAATGACATTTGATGTAACAGTACCAAACGAAATGACTATCTGCTAATGGCATTCAATATTAATCTACCACAAAAACACGAACAATATAACAACCGTGCTTCATTTCCTCAAAGGGGAGATGCTAAGATTTTGTATGTAGCTAAGGACACAATGAAGATGTACACTTGGTCAAATAGTGCTTATAATTTAGTTGATAAAAAATTGGCTTCATCTTGGGGCTCTGTTAGTCAAGCACCACAAGCTACTGAATCAACATTCTTAATTATTGAGTAATGACTAAATCAGAACTTCAAATTGAATTAGAAAAGTTTCGTGACCAAGTAATCGAAGAGGCTAAGGAAAACCTGAGACGACTTGGAAAGGATGGAGGTAAACTGATTGATTCAATTGAGGGTAGAGTACAGGCAAACGAAAACTCATTTGAGATGGAGTTCTCAATGGAGGAGTACGGTATCTTTCAAGATAAGGGAGTTAGTGGTAAAAGAAAAAAGTACAATACGGAGTTTACCTACAAAGATAAGATGCCTCCTCCAAGAGCATTTGACAAATGGATTGTAAGAAAAGGAATTGCTCCAAGAAATAAAGGAAAGTTTGCATCAAGGAAATCGCTACAGTTTATGATTGCTCGTGGCGTATATATGAACGGAATTAAACCGAGTTTATTCTTTACCAAACCATTTGAGAAAGCATTCAAGAAATTACCTGATACTTTGGTTGAAGCATTTGGATTAGATGCCGTAAAACTATTTGACGAATCAATATACTTAACACAAAAATAAATGGCAATATTTGCACGTTCACCTTACATAGTTACAATTAATGAGACTGCTCAGATTGAAACGAAAATAGAAATCTTTCTTTGGAATGGTAACACTACTCCAATGCCTGCTTCACCTGCTTACACCTTAAGCAAGAAGATACCATCATCAAATGCACCTGCAACATACTATGACATTTCTCCATACATCAGAGAATACATTGACCACAATCAATTGCAGTCAGTTACATCGGGAAATCCTGTAACACCTGCAGCACAATGGTGTTGGGTAGGTTTAAAGATTTACAAGAAAGTAAGTACAATCTTTATTCAAGTAGGACTAACTCAGACACGCAGAGCATTTGATGGATTCAGTTACTACACGGAAGGATACAACTATGATTTAGGTTACGTTCACTCATCACCTGTTGATTCAAATTATTATTTAGATGGTTCAGGTAACACAGGACACATCACAATCGAAGGTGCATTTGGATACTCAATCAAGTACACAAACTTAAACACAGGTGCAAGTCAATCCACTACATTAAACACGTCAAACGTTAACGATTGGGCGAAAGTATGGCCTACATATCTAAACGATGGAAACAGAGTAGATATTATAACAGGTGGTTCTGTAGTTTGGACTGCAACATTCAAACCAAAAGAAGAATGTAAATACACACCTATTAGATGTGACTTCGTGAACAGATATGGTGGTTGGCAAACTGAATGGTTCTTTAAAGCATCTAACACATCAGTGTCAATGGAAAACACCGAGTACAATCTGATGCAATCCACATACCCGAATTACTCAGCACAGGAAGGACAAAGAAAAATGTTCAACACAAACCTTAAACAACAAATCAAGGTTAATACTGATTGGGTAGATGAAACGTACTCAGAAACGATTAAAGAACTAATGGCGAGCGAAAGAATCCTATTAGATAAATCACCTGTCAAGATAAACACGAAATCAACTGAACTATTCAAAAGCATAAACAACCATATGATTAATTATCAATTGGAATTTGAATACGCTTATGACTTAATTAACTCCGTTGTCTAATGAATAGAAAAGTACAGGTATACATAGAAGGACAAAGGATAGAACTGTTCAATGACGAACAGATTCAAGTAACGTCAACTCAGCAGAATATATCAGACATATCGAAAGCATACACGGATTTCTCACAGAGTTTTACCGTGCCTGCTTCCACACATAACAATGCTATCTTTGAACACTTCTATCAGACAGATGTCAACTCAAGCATTGACCATAACATCCGTAGAAATGCATTCATTGAAATTGACTTAACATTCTTCCGAAGAGGCAAGATTCAAATTGAAGGAAGCAAACTAAAAAACGGAAAAGCAGAAAGCTACACACTAACATTCTATGGTGAAGGGACAACGTTGTTAGACCACTTTGGACAGGACTTACTTTCCGATTTAGATTACACATCTTTAAATCACGAATACACAGGTGCAGAAGTAAAAGCAAGAATTGAAGATAACGCTAACACATATGATGTTAAATATCCTTTGATTAGTTCTAAAAGAGTTTGGACTTATTCAGGACAAGCACCAACTACAATTACTCCTGATTATTATACCATACCAACAAACTCTTCTCACGACATTCATCAAACTGCAGGGCATATCCATTTTCAGGAATTATTTCCAGCGGTGCGTGTGTCGAAAATATTCGAAGCAATTGAAACAAAATACGGAGTAGATTTCACAGGTAACTTTCTAAGTGATGACAGATTTACAAAACTATTTTTATGGTATAAAAACAAGAATGAGTTTAACTTTTTTTCTGAACCACAGGTTGTTGATTTTACAAGTTTATCCACATCAGGAAATGATGCAAGTAATGCTTTTGATTTAACGAACAATACTATTCACCTTGAGTATTTAAGTTTAACAAATGCCGAGCATTACATTACAATTAATGTCAATTCAATTTCATCTTCAACAGGTGCAATACTTGACGTATATCAAAATGGAAACTTATATCAAAGCATTGGATTTAGTACAACTGGTGCTTTATCTCCTATTATCATTCAGAACGTAACAGGACTTGATGATACATATCAATTCAAATTAAGAGCGAACACGGCAGTTACAGTAAACCTATCTGTGATATATACAATATATGCAAACGTTGCAGGGGTATTTATTCCATACGCAACTTGTAATGCTACCTGTGCTAATAACGTATTGACAGTAAACACTGACTTGGCATCAATGTCTCCTCAAATGAAAGTGGCAGATTTCTTTGGTGGTATTGTGAAGATGTTTAATATGACATGTTACGGAACTGCTGAAGATGTTTATCAAGTTGAACCATTAGACGATTGGTATTCTCAAGGTGCTATTGTTGATATCTCTGAATTCACGGATGTAAATACTATTGATATTGATAGAATGAAACTCTATAAAAAGATTTCAATGAAATATCAAGAAGGTGAATCATTCTTAAACAAACAATTCAGTCAATTATTTTCACGTCAATATGGAGATACAACTTATCAGTACAATTACGATGGAGATGAATTTACTTTGGAAGTACCTTTTGAGAATCTTCTACAGAACAAATTCACAGGAACTGACCTTCAAGTTGGATACTCACTAAACAATGAGTTTGCTCCGTATATTCCGAAGCCGATTCTATTATATCAATACGATAACAAAGATTGCGATTTCCATTTTAATGATGGAAGTTCAACAGGTATTATTTTAAACTACACACCGTTTGGGCAGGACTTATACACAAACCTAACTAACTACACGTTGAACTTCGCACCTGATATTTCAACGATGTTAAATGAGCCTGTGCAACAAACCTTATTTGGTACATATTATTTCAGTTACCTATACAATCTGTACAACTTAAAGCAACGGATTGTTAAGGTGAAAACAATTCTACCTATCAGCTTACTTACTGGCTTGCAGTTAAACGATAGATTACTCATTAGAGATAAACGATACATCATTAATTCAATGCAATCCAACCTAACAACAGGAGAGGTAAACTTTGAATTGATATTAGACTTCAGACCAATGATAAATTCTACATATCAACCATATGTAGGGGTAGCAGGTGGAACAATTGCAGTTCCTATTGGGTTTGTCAACGGAGCGATTAGTGCAGAAATCAGCACAACTGTACCTGATATAACAATTGCACCTACAACTATTGATGCACCACAGTATGTAGACATCACATTACCCCCAAATACTGCAGGAACTGTCTACCCAATTGATGTTACTTACACATTGAACACAGGAATAACGGAATTAACAAACATTAACATTATACAGAAATGATAAAGAACATAATCTCAATGCTATCGGTAGATGACTTCTACGGTATCTCGGAAAACATAGACATCGCAAAAGGAAAATACGCTTACACTTCCTCATTTAGAAAAATAACAAGACAAGAACGCAGAAAATTAGCACTAAAAAAACGAAACAATGGCTGAAAAAAAGACAATTGAGTTAGACGTA